TCAAGGTTTTGGTGATAACGGTATTTTCTCGGCGTCCATTGAGGTCTTTTTGACCATGGTTATTTGCCCTGAGCAAATAGTGAAATCAATTATCACAGAGCCATATTCGCGCTTCTCGACTTCATCGCGAATCCATTGGAGGTAGCCTTCGATCGTGGTTCCGGTGGTGGATGTCATGCCATTACTCAACGTTTAACATTTTCAGCGAGTTCATGTATTCTTTGAATGCTTTCTTGGCATTTTCAGGCGCCTCCTTTTTTAACTTCCATCCGTCAATCGTGACTTCTACCCATTCCATAAACCACGGCTCTGTAGTGTTCATTTTATTAACTCCCTCTGCATATCTTTCGCTGAAGATAATACAGCTTTACTAAAAGGTAATGGATTCTTGCTCATTAGTGCATCCGACATCGCCTCGGCAAACAATTCCTGTTTATTCGTCAGGGCATATGATCCGAGTCCTTGTACTGCCGAATATGCTGCTCGTGCTTCTTCTGCGCTTTGCGGGGACGTCGATAATCCCATCTTAGTAAATGCACGATTCGTTATGTCTCTCGACACAGACCGATTATTCCATGTGGATACATATAATCTTCTCTGCGAATTTGACATTACGCTTCCAAGATTTAATCCAACAGCACGAGAGGTGTATACGGAATCGAGCGCATGAGCTAATTCGTGGGTAGAGATGTGGGCAGGGGTCATGCTGGCAAAATGAAATTTCTTTTGTATATCAGCATTTATATTTTTGACCAAGGTATCATAATCTCCGCCGAGTGTTTTAGACACATTTAATCTCGCTATTGGCGCTTGCCCTTCTTTTACTGTTTGGCTAAAGGAGGCATATTTCGTACTCGCTTTTGTTGTTTGTATTATATTTATATGTTTTTTAATTTCCGGGAACTCTTTGAGTATAGCAGATGCCCCATTTGCATAATCAGCCAATACGCGTAAATCCATGCCATTCAACGAAGCCCGTTCAACGCCAAGTGTTTGCTTGAACCAATCAGAAGCCTCGCCAACGCTTGTAAACGATATCGTATCGCTCTTGATCGGCGCTACTTTTGGAACGCTCCTGCCTCGACTATTCAGATTCTTTTCCCACTCTGGATAGGTCTGATACGGGATGACGCCTTGCTCCCTGCTGCGCCTAACCTGCGGCGGATATTCCTTGATCTGGAATCGCTCTCGACACCGGCAGTTCACGCGTTGATTTGCCGCCTTTATCCCTTGCCATGCGGGAAACGGCGCGCGAGTACCATCTGACAATATGAAAAACCCGGATGCGAAACTATCATCCGGTTGCGCCTTAACCTGCCCGTCCATGATTCGGTGATTCGCTTTTTGCTTTGGCGTGGTAGGACGTGTGCGAGCATCAAGCGTCGAGTCCCATATCCGGTCACCTTCAATGCCTTTGGCTTGTGCCCGAGTATACACATCATCTTGCCCGGCGTTCATCGCGGTCTGGCCCTCGGTCCGCACGATTCGCATTGCCCGACCTGACGTGATGTTGAAAGCACCTTTTATATCGCGCATCATAGCCGTGTAGGACTTGCCTTGCGCGAGTCCCTGGTTCATTGCACGGCGCACAGTAGCCCGTGCTTCCGGTCCATACGTAGCTCGAGAAATCCTGTCGAACTCGCTCGCCAAGTTTTCGAGAACTACATCACGATTCAGCACACCCCATGCGATGTTGACTCCCGCGTCCTGGTCGATCGCCCACGCGTAGCGGAAAAAGGATTCCTGATACATTTCCGGTCGCAAGCGATTGAACGTTCGCACATTCTTACGTGTCGCTTCACTCATTGAAGCGGTAACCGATTTCTCCATGGTGGCAAGCCGGTTGTAACGAGTCATATCAGCAAGGGATAGTTTCCCATCAACCGCATATTTGTCGTAGATTTTCGCCATGTCGACACGGATCTGATCGAGAGAATTACGGAGCGCGACGTTGACCTCGACCTCATAGGTGCGCATTCGTTTGAGTAATGCGTTATATGATCTATCCTCGAACGCTGAAAAGGTAGGCATTATTCCTCAGCAGGTTCTTCAATCTTCGCCATGTTACGCAAGAGTGCTTCAATCTCAGCTTGGCTGACAGACGGAAACGCTATGCCTATAAGCGGCTTGGCTGTGTCACTCGTGATATTCCCGATGGCTACTTCCTGCACGATCTCAAGCAATGACTTGATCTGCGCACCGTTCAAAGCAGTATCCTGTGTTGGTTCACCACCACCGACAACGACATTGCCATCATCATCTACTGGCACGCTGCCATCTTCGGGCACCATGCCGTCGATATCAATATCGATGATTCCCAATTCCTCACGTACCTGCCGCTCAAGCTCCGCCTCGCGATCTGGCACCACTTCGGCAGGTTGTACGCGTATAACCGTCTCACGAGAAAACCCGGATTCCTTGAGTATCTTGCCGGTCTCGGCTGACTCTTTCCAATCGCTCGGTAGGTTCCGCGTATGAGTAATGGTAATATCTTCGGGCTTTCCTTCAAGTTGTCTGCCGCCCTTTTGATAAATCATGGCCATGAGTTCAAGCCGTTCTTGCAGGCCGATGTCAAAATCAGCCTCGGCGCTCGATACCACATTCTCAAAATCGAATAGCAATCGTTGCACTGCCACCCCGGATATGTCCGAGGCAAATGTCTTGTCTGAGAAATCAGGAACGTGACTTTGTACGTGGATCTCTTGACGGATAAGGTTGGTCATGAACTCCATGAAACCGGTCGGAATGTCTTTGGTCAGAAACGAGACGGCATCTTTGTCTGGTAGGTCTTCGAATATCCGGCGCCGCTTGAGGAGCTGCAACTTCCTGTTATCCGCCCCCGGTGTTTTGTTATTTACGGGATCTGTGAGCGACATTTTCACGAGCCTGAGATATGCATGGGCGAACCGGTCGAACTCGTTGATGCTGTCCGATACAAGCAAGTCATAATCGTCTATCAGCGGCTGCACCGGCTTGATGATACCGAGCATTTCGTCACCGAAATAGTATGCGACAACCGGCACATCACCAAAGAAATTGACACGAATGTCTTTGCTCGTGAGCATCCATCCGAGTTGCGTCCCGTCCGGTTCGGCTTGTTGTGAGCGCTCCATGTCATAGGTGACGATGGTGTCTTTGTAATAGACTTCGACCTTTCGTGTGTTGCCTACGGGGTCGACATCGTAATAGCGGATAGCTATCTGTTTTTTCGGTTCGGGCGAATAGTCGTAGAACAAGATCATCTCGCGGGGATCGACCGAAAAAAACCGCGGCTCGGCTTTGACCGGTAGTGTCTCATCTGGTACGCCATCGATGTAGACGATTTCATATGCCTTGCCGAATATGGCGGTGTTCCGGCCGGCGCGTGAAGTCTTGACGTGTTCTTGGTTGAGCTTGAACGTGGCCTTGACGGTCTCTATCACATCGGTCTGGTTGGATTGATAGGTGATGTAATTGGGCCGATACGCGTAGCCGGTGAACGTGGTTACAATTTTGCGTCCGTACGGCACCGGTGTACGGTTGTCCGGGTTGTTAGGATCGGGCTTTTTCTTGGTCAATATTTTGGTGTCTTTAGCGACGTAATATTCCCATAGATTGTTGAGCTCGGGAACCTCTGTTGATTCATACGAGTTTATGAACTTGATGATTTCTTTGTCGGTCAATGTGATTTTATCGGTTCGAAGCAACATCGGCGGTCACCTCCGTATGTATATGTGATACTCTCAATGTGTCGATTTTACAAGTCGGAACATTTGCAGGCGTAGTTCTGTAGTAGCCATTTGTAAAGAGCTACTGGTTTTTTGGGTTGGATGGATAGTCGTATAATTTGTGTTGCCAATACCTGTAAAAATATGTCGTCGTATCATGCGTACTGGTTTATCAAACGACGCCTAAGCAAGTTCGCAATCAGCCATATTATTGCCCCCATTCATTTTATCCCACACTACAAAGCATTTCGTATTGTGTAAATAATCAAGAAAATAATTACCACCCCATATAATTTGATTCGTCGATACCCGACGCAACTCTATAAAATATTCAGCGATAGGGATATTATCGTCCCAATTTTTCAATAAGTGACGTACTCTCGTTGTCGTTCCGTAATTTATTTGCTTATCTCCATGCTTCCCATACGGCGGGTCAACAATCGCGAGGTCGACATAATCATCCGGCATCTCGCGCAACCCGTCCATGCAGTCAACGCAGTGGATAGTGTTAGGTTCGGTTAGATTTGGTTGATTATTCACTGCAATTACAATCCCAATTCCGAGGCGTCTACCTCGGAGACGCGGCCCTTCCATGTGTCGATAAACTCATTCGAGGCGTAGCGAAGCGAATCCAAAATATGATCATACGCATCGATCGGGACCGGCAATTTGTCGCCGTCTTTGTTCATCTTCCATGCGTAGTTCTGGAGTTCGGTCTGTGCGTTCTTTGATCGCTCGGTGACGTATATTTGTTTCCCGAGTAACCAGTCGATACCTACACGCACCGAGTCCGGGCCTTTGGTGGCACCGTGAACATTGAACCCATGAGCGCATAATTCATCGATCGATTTCGGCTCGGCACTGTCTGCGTATATCTGGATATCCCGGTCGATGAGTTTGTCCATTTCTATAGCGAGTACAGCGTTATTTATACCGGTGGAATACAAGAGCTCATCAAGCCAAATCTCATCACCGTTAAAATAGACATCAATGAGTACCGCGGGCTCAACCGAGAAACCGAAGTCAAGCCCGTACGTCCGACGCGAATGCAGTTTGACGTTCTCAGGTATCTCAGGAATCATTTTCCAGTTGTTGAAAATAACGCCCTCGGCAGCTACCCATTGCCCGAGGATACGACGGTCATACCACGCCCCCGGTGGTGTCGTACGCTTGATGTTGGCGACGTATGCCGGAGGTAGTAGCTCGTTATCTTCGAGCCTGAAGTTGAACGACTTGATAAGTAGGTTACCGTCATCGTCGGCAAGCCCTGACTTGTCGATGTAGTTTATTTTGATTGGATGGTTCGGTGCGTCGGGGTTGGTATCCCAGAACACGCGGAAGCCCTCGCCCGAGCATCGATGAAAAGCTTCGGTCAAAGTGTTGCGATGTTGCTGCGTGATCTCATTCCCATACCACCCGTGGCCGGTCATGCCCTGCATCGATTTGAAACTGTTCTGATTATCGGACCCGAAACAATTGACCTTGTGCGGGCCAAGGTCGAACCGTCCGAACTGGTCAAGTTTGATAGACACGCCAAGCATCTCGGAGAACGGCTTGATGATATTCCGCTCGATTGAGCCTATCGTGTAGCCGGTGATGATAAAATCTTTGGATGGTTTCTCGAAGCTGTAGACGTGAGAATTCCACAAGAGAAGATCCGCGTATGTTTTACCGGAGCGTACCGAGCCTTCGAGTATCAGGTGTTGCGGTTGGTGTTTGTTGTAGAACGCAATGACTTCGTGCTGCTTATCGCAGAGCGGGCCTTTCATTCTGCGCCGATGTTGTTGACCGCATTGGCAAGTTCTTTCGCTGAATCGTCAACGATGGTTACGTCAACCTGTTTCATTCGTTTCCAGTTTTCCTTGTCTCTGTTCGAAAGCCAGAAAACAATGCTTCCGTTATCAGCCTTTATCCATTTTTTGACAACCTGCATTCCCGTAACTTCGCCTTCAGCATCATATAACGTGGTTGTTTCTTCAACGTAATAACCCCTCGCTGAATTGTAGAGGGAACCGACAACCTGATCATCAGGCTCCCGTTTACCCGCCTTGATCGCCTCGGCAAACTCTTTATACTTGACTTTCCACGTAGAAAACGTGGACCGCGAAATACCAATTTCGTCTGCCATCTCTTGGTCGGTCTTACCAATACTTGCCATGAACCTTGCCAGCTTAGGCGAATGAGTTGAGTCGTACATGTACTTTGTTGGTTTCGCTGGTTTCTTGGGCGTAGCTTTCTTCGCTGCCATCGTATCCTCCTGCCTACCGGTACGTACTGCCCCGGTAGTCTCTTGTCGATTATCGCAGCGGCCGCCTATCCTGAGTACAGTATTCAGCGACCATGAGAAGGATATACTACATTTCGGTTGGGTTTACAATTGGGGAATGAGTCCGGGGTCCACTTTTGCTTCGCATTCCAGATGGCTGAGATGTTTTCCTGGCTCTTTGCGCGCAAGCACGCCTCATGCGCATCGGCGGGTGTCTTGTTTTCGAACAGCATAAACGAGGCGGCGGCGGAGTACCTCAACAGTTCGCTCAACGTGAGTTGTTTCTCTTTAGCGAGATCTTCGAGCGCCTGTTCTGTGGTGGCTTCTTCCTCGGGAGAGGGATACAGCGGGAGCATGGCTCATCGCTGGACAATGTCACCGTAGTGCGTTCCGTTTTTGCTATGCCATTCGCCATGCAGCCCAGTCATGTAAACGAATATACCTTCGTGAACTCCAGGCTCAGCCATCCTTGCCCGGAACT